CGTGCCGCGGCCCCTGCACGAGAACCCCAAGGTCGTCGCGAAGGCGAAGGACCTCTGGCGGCGCCACATGGAGCAGACGTCGATCGACGCCGACGGTCGCCACAACGTCTACGGCCTGCAGGGGCTCCTGACGCGCACGTGCGACGAGTCAGGCGAGACGCTCGTGCGCCGCCGCCGACGCCGGCCCTCGGACGGCCTGCCGCTGCCCTTCCAGCTCGAGCTGCTCGAGCCCGACCACCTGGACGAGTCGCGGGACAACTGGCGTACGCCCTCGGGCGGACGTGTGCAGGCCGGGATCGAGCTCGACGCGATCAGCCAGCGCACGGGCTACTGGATCTGGCCCCAGCACCCCGGAGAGATGTTCGGGCAGCTCGAGCCCTCGCGCTTCGTGCCGGCGAGCGAGATCCTCCACGTCTACGAGTCGAAGCGCCCCAAGCAGCTCCGCGGCGTCCCGCGCCTGGCGCCCGTGATCATCCGCGCCCGGGGCCTCTCCGAGTACGAGGACGCGTCGCTGCTGAAGCAGCAGATCAGCGCGTGCCTCACGCTGATCGTCCAGGACCCCGCCAGCGACCCCGACCCCGTCCCGCCGGGCGTGACGCGCGAGAAGGTCGTCCAGGAGCTCGAGCCGGGCGCGCGGATCGACCTCGGGCCTGGGCAGACGGCGGCGTTCTCCGACCCGCCGGCCTCGGACAACTACGCGGACTACGTGACCGCCAACCTGCGCGCGATCGCGGCGGCGGCCGGGGTCACCTACGAGGCCCTCTCGGGCGACTGGCGCAACGTGAACTACTCGAGCGCACGCATGGGCGCGCAGACGAGCCAGCAGTCGATCGAGCGGTTCCGATGGCTGGTGCTCGTGCCGCAGTTCCTGGACCCCCTGTGGGGCTGGTTCGTCGAGGCGGCGCAGCTCGCCGGCGAGCTCCCGATGGGCGAGATCGGGGTGAGGTGGACGCCCCCGCGGCGCCTGATCCTGAACCCCAAGGAGGAGGTCCCGGGCATGCGCGACCAGGCGCGCGCGGGCCTGGCCTCGATCTCGGACCTGATCCGCCAGGACGGCCAGGACCCCGAGGAGGTCTGGACGGAGCTCGCCGCGGACATCAAGCGGCTGAACGCCCTAGGCCTGAAGGTCGAGTGCGACCCGGCCGTCCCGATGCGCGGCGGGCCTGCGGCGCCAGGCGACGGCGCCCCGCCCGCCTGACGGGGGGGCTTGTGCGCCCCGGCGCGACTTGGAATGCTCACCACCGTGCCGCGCGCGAAGAAGCCTGCCCTGCCCCTCGTCCTCGGGCTCGCGGACACGCGGCCGGAGACCTACGACGAGAAGGCCGGCACGCTCGACGTCGTGCTCGCGGCGGGCGAGAAGTTCCTGCGCGACGACGGCCAGCTCCACGACGGGCCCTACTTCCTGTACCTGGGCACGCAGCGTGGCGAGGTGAAGATCGACCGCATCAACAGCGGGCGAATGAACCTGCTGGACAACCACGGCGACGTGACCGGCGCGACCTTCGCGAACAGCGGCTGGGACATCCGCAACGTGCTCGGCGTCTTCCGCGCCGACAGCCTGCGTTTCGAGCCCGTGCCCGCGACCGGCGAGAACGCCGTGATCGCCACCTGCCAGCTCTCCCAGCGCGACGAGCTCGCAGGGATGCGCCGCGACGTCAAGGACGGCGTGTTGCGCCAGGTGTCCCCGGGCGTCAAGATCCACCGGGTCCGGATGGACGGCGACATGCCCACCGACGGCACGCCCCCGACCTTCCGGGCGACCCTGTGGGAGCCCCGCGAGGTCAGCCTGACCGCAGTCCCCGCGCAGTCCGACAGCTACCTGCTCCACGACCAGAACCACAGCCAAGAGACCGAGGTCGAAGAGACCCACGGCAAACAAGGAGACTCGAACGTGACCGACAAGCTGAACGCCGCAGGCAACAAGACCGACGAGGGCAAGGGCGGCGAGGCCAAGAGCGGCGGCGCCCAGGCGCCCGCGGTCGCCGGCACCGTCGCGACGCTCGAGCTCTCCGACGACCAGAAGCAGGCCGAGCGCACCGGCGAGCGCGCGCGCGTGATCGGGATCCAGCAGCTCTGCGACAAGGCGAAGCTGAAGCCCGAGGTCGCCAAGGACCTGGTCGACCGCAACGTGAGCCTCTCGGCCGCGCGCGAGACGATCATGGAGCAGTGGGTCGCGGCCGTCGGCAGCCAGGTCCCCGCCACGGGCCCCACGCACACCGAGGTCAACGAGGTGGAGCTCAAGGGCGAGAACGAGGCGATGCGCGACGCGCTCCTCAACCGCGGCGACGCGCGGCTCTACCCGATCGTGAAGCTGTCCGACCAGGCGAAGAGCTTCGTGCACTACAGCCTGATGGACCTCGCGTCGCACCTGCTCGAGCGGCGCGGCGTCAAGACGCGCGGTCGCCAGAAGGAGGAGCTGCTGCAGCTCTCGCTGCACTCGGGCTCCGACTTCCCGCTGCTGCTCGCCAACACCGCGAACAAGTCCCTGCGCGACCAGTACGACGTCGTGCCCAAGACCTGGCAGCAGTGGGCCCGCCGCGGCGTGCTGAACGACTTCAAGGCGACCAGCCGCGCACAGATGGGCGGCGCCCCGGCGCTCGAGGAGGTCCCCGAGACCGGCGCGGTGCCGCGCGGGACGATCGGCGAGCAGGCCGAGACGATCCAGCTCAAGCCCTTCGGCAAGGCGGTCGGCCTGTCGCGGATCATGATGATCAACGACGACCTGGGCGCCTTCCTGCGGATCCCGAGCCAGTTCGGCGTCTCTGCCGCGGTGCTCGAGGACGACCTCGCGTACCAGCAGCTCACGGCGAACGCCAACATGGCCGACGCCATCGCGCTGTTCCACGCCAGCCACGGCAACCTCTCGACGGGCGCCGGCTCGGCGCTGGCGGTCGCGGGCCTCAAGGCCGCGCGCAACCTGATGCGCCAGCAGAAGGGCCTGGACGGCAAGTACCTGAACCTCACCCCGATCTGGGTGATCGTCCCGAGCGCGCTGGAGACCGAGGCCGAGCAGCTCCTGGTCGCGACGCAGGTCGCGATCGTCACGACGAGCGTCGCGAACGTCGACGTCTTCCTGAACCGCCTGAAGCCCATCGTCCAGCCGCGCCTCGACGCGGTGTCGACGGGCGCCTGGTACATGCTCGTCGACCCGACCTACTGCGACACGGTCGAGGTCGGTTTCCTGGCTGGCGCCTCGGGCCCGCGCATCGAGACGCGCGTGGGCTGGGACATCGACGGCGTCGAGATCAAGTGCATGCACGACGTCTGCGCCAAGGCGATCGACTGGCGCGGCATGGTCAAGAGCAACGGCTCCTGACCGGACGGAACAACCACTACCTGACCTTGCGTACCGGCCCGGGGCGCGCGCCCCGGGCACCACGAGCCGGAGCCTGAAACATGAAGAACTGGACCTCCCCGAACGACCCGAATCCCGTCAAGTTCCTGGCGGGCTCGGCATACACCTCCGGGCAGGCGCTGCTGCTCGGCGCCATGTTCGGGATCGTGGGCGCCAGCGTCGCGAGCGGCGCCTACGGCGTCTTGCACCGCGTGGGCATCGTCACGCTGACGAAGGTGACGACCGACGCGCCCTCCCAGGGGGCCAAGCTCTACTGGGACAACTCGGCGCTGAAGGTCACCACGACCTCGTCTGCGAACACGTTCATCGGCTACGCCCAGTACGCGCAGATCAACGGCGACACGACCGTCTCCGTGGTCCTGACCCCGGGCGGCGTCTGATCCCGAGGCGGGGCGCGTGGGCTGGCCCTCGATAGCGGACGCCGCGAACCGCGTCGTCCGCGACACCTTCGGGGAGGCGGTCACCTACCTCCCCGCGGCCGGCGGTTCGGTCGCGATCGTCGCGCCCTTCAGCGAGGAGTACGAGCAGGTGGCGTCCGACGGCCAGGCGACGGTCGTCTCGCAGCGCCCGAACCTCCTGGTGCGCCTGGCGGACCTCCCTGCGCCGCCGGCAGAGGGCGACCGGTTCACGGTCCGCGGGCGCACCTACGCCGTCGAGCAGGAACCCCACCTCGACGGGACCGGCACAGGCCTCGTCTTCGGGAAGCGGGTGGCGACTTGAGGGCCGTCCCCCAGCGAGTCCGGCCCGACCACGTGCGCAAGGCGATCTGCGAGGACCTGCGCGAGCTGCGCACCGCGATGGGCGACCGCGTCTTCGCGAACCGCACCAAGCCCTACTGGGAGGACGGCCTGCCCGGGTGCTCGGTCTACACCCTCAACATGGACAAGGAGCTCGTGCAGGCCGCGCCGCGCCGGTGGAAGCGCACGCTCGAGCTCGTGGTCGAGATCAGCCTCTCGGCCCGCCCGCCCGCCACGGCCCCCGCGGTCGAGCCGGCGAGCGAGGGCGTCGACGATCCTCTCGACCAGCTCGCGGACGTCGTCGAGCGCTACCTCGAGCGCGAGCGACGCCTGGGGGGCCTCGTCGACGACGTGCGCCACAAGCGCCAGACCTACGACGCGCCAGGGCAGGGCCAGGAGCGGTACGGGTTCCTGCGGCTCTTCGAAGAGGTCGTCTGGCACACCGACGCCGGCGACGACCCCGAGGGGGGCCTCGACCCGCTGCGCACGGTCACGCTCGAGGCGCCTGCGGCCCCCCGCGGCGACCCGGGCGAGCTCGCGCGCGTCGTCCTGGGCCCGGGGTGATGGACGTTGTGATCGAGCGGGGGCGTGATAGCGAGCGCGCGGGAGGGTACGCTCGCGCGCGCCACACGAGCGAACGAGCCCGAGACGCGGCGGACGCCGCAGGCCAGGAACCCTGATGGTCAGCTTCAACGAGATCTCGCCCACGACCCGCACGCCCGCCTTCCTGATGGAGTTCGACGCCTCGCGGGCGGCGCCCAGCGCGACGGCGAAGCCCTCGAAGGCGCTGCTCATCGGCCAGCGGCGCACGGGCTCGGTGGCGGCGCTCGTGCCGACCCTGATGAGCGACCCCTCGCAGGCGATCCTCTGGTTCGGGGCGGGCTCGCAGCTCCACCAGATGGCGGTCGCGTGGTTCGCGAACAACCGCGACACCGAGGTCTGGGCGGTCGGCCTCGCGGACCCCGCGGGCAACGCGGCGACGGGATCGGTCACCTTCGGTGGCTCGCCCACCGAGGCGGGCACCGCGGTGGTCTACGTCGGCGGTCGCCGCTACCCGGTCGCCGTCGCGATCGGCGCGAGCGTCACCACTCTCGCCAGCGACCTCGCGGACCAGATCAACCGCGACACGGGCGGTCCCATCACGGCGACGCCCTCCGTGGGTGCCGTCAGCGCGCTCGCGCGCCACGTGGGCGTCCTCGGCAACGACATCGACGTGCGCCACAGCCACCAGGCGGGCGAGGCGCTCCCCGCCGGCCTGACGGTGACGATCATCGCGATGAACGGTGGCACGGGTGACGCTGTCGTCGCGCCCGTGTGGGCCGCGATCGGCGACCAGTGGTTCTCGGAGATCGTGGCGCCCTTCCTCGACGCCACGAACCTGACGAGCCTCGAGAACGAGATGCTGAGCCGCGCTACCGCGCAGCGGCACATCGGCGCGCGCACTTACGCGGCCGTCCCCGGGTCGCTCGCGACCGCGCAGAGCCTGGGCAACTCGCACAACGCCCCCCGCGAGTCGTTCATGGGCACGAACCTCTCGCCGACGCTCCCCTGGGAGGTCGCGACCATGGTCGCCGCGCAGGCGGCCGCGTCGTACGGCGACGACCCGGCGCGCCCCCTGCAGACCCTGCCGCTCATCGGCATGCTGGCCCCGCGCCCGGCCGACCGCTGGAGCCAGGCCCAGCGCAACAAGAACCTCTTCAGCGGCATCTCGACCTTCACGGTCGCGGCGGACGGCACGTGCCAGATCGAGCGCGTGATCTCGACCTACAAGACGAACCCCGCAGGCGGTGCGGACACGGCGTGGCTCGACCTCGGCACCTCGGCCCTCGACGACCTGCTGCGCTGGCAGTGGACGAACTTCGTCTCGGCGCGCTACAGCCGCCACAAGGTCGCGGACGACGGCACGAACTTCCGCGCCGGGCAGTTCGTCGTGACCCCGAGCCTGCTGCGCGCCGAGCTGCTCGGACTCGCGCGCGAGTGGGAGGCGCTCGGCTACATCGAGGACTACGATCAGTTCGCGGCCGACCTCGTGGTCGTGCGCAACGCGCAGGACCCCTCGCGCCTCGACGTCTTCATGCGCCCCAACCTCGTCAACGGCCTCCTGATCGTGGCCGCGCGCTTCCAGTTCATCCTCTGATCGAAGCCCCGCGGGGCAGGTTCCACACATGGCCGACAACAACAACGCAGTCGCCGGGCTGATCTCGCTGAAGAAGAACGGCGAGGTGATCAACGTCGCAGCCGAGGGCGTCGAGTACTGCCTGGGCACCGTGAAGCGCGAGCCGGTGCTCGGGCCGCGCGGCGCGGTCGGCTACAAGGAGTCCCCGCAGGCGCCCTGGATCAAGTTCAAGGTGATCGACCGGCACGGATTCGACGCGCGCCTCTTCTTCAGCGTCGCCGACGAGACCATCACGGCCGAGCTCGCCAACGGCAAGACCATCATGGCGTCGAACGCCTGGTACCAGGGCGACGCCACCGGCAACAGCGACACGGGGCAGTTCGACGCGGACTTCGGGTGCCTGCGCTGCGAGGAGGTCTGATCCGGTGCCGCAGAAGGTCCCCGAGCGCCCGCACGTGGAGCTGAAGCTCACGCGCCCCCTGGTCCAGGGCTCCGACACGATCGACACCGTCTACGTCCTGCGGCCCAAGGGCAAGGAGATGGGCCTCGTGCCCCTCGACGCCAAGCGGATGGCCGACATGCACCCCTTCGCGGCGATGCTCTCGGGCCTGACCGTCCGCGAGCTCGAGATGCTCGACGTCGAGGACTACATGGCCGTGCAGACGCTCGTGCGCAGCTTCGTGGCCGAGTTCCCTCAGACTGGGCCGAGCGATGCCTCCTCCTCGGCCGACACGCGCACTGGGGGCTGACCGAGACCCTCGAGTTGACCGGCCCCGAGCTCGTCTCGTGGACCGGGACGCTGCAGAAGGTCCTGAAGGCTGAGGCCGCGCAGGCGCGGGGCGCGGCCCTGCGCTAGGGTAGGGGCGTGATCAAGTTCCCCCTGCAGGTCGTCCTGACGGCCGTCGACCAGTTCACCGGGCCGCTCACCCGGATGACGAAGAAGGTGAACGAGGCCTTCCGCCCGCTGACCGAGATCGGCGCCGGCGTGAAGTCGTGGGCCGACAAGGCGGGCCTCGGTCGCGTCACCGAGGCGCTCGGTGGCGTGCGCAGCTCCGTGTGGGGCGTCGCGAAGGCCTTCGGCGCCGCGTTCCTCGAGATCAGCGCGGTCGTCGGAGGCGTGGCGCTGACCCTGTGGAAGGTGGTCGACGGCACGGCCGAGGCGGGATTCGCTGCCTTGCGCTCGGCGCAGAAGATCGGCATCGGCGTCGAGAAGTACCAGGAGCTCGCCTTCGCTGCCCGCGCGGTGCGCCTCGAGCAGTCGGAGTTCGACCGCGCGCTCTTCAAGTTCACGCGCACGATGGGCCAGGCAGCGCACGGGAACTTCGCAGCAGCGCAGGCCTTCCACCTCTTGGGCGTCAACATCTTCGACGCGCACCACAAGCTGCGGCCGGCGGACGAGCTGCTCGGCGAGGTGGCCGACCACCTGCAGCGCCTCGGGGACGAGGGCGTCCGCAACGACGACATCTTCAGGCTGTTCGGCCGCGGCGGCGCGAACCTCGCGCCCTTCCTCAAGTTGGGGTCCAAGGGCCTCGCCGAGATGGCGGCCGAGGCGCGCGAGCTCGGCGGTGTGCTCTCGGACGAGGACACGAAGGCCGCGCGAACGTTCGCGGACGCCTGGCACGACGTCCACGAGGCGCTGACGGGCGTCCGCAACGTGATCGGCGTCGCGCTCTTCCCGGCCTTCACCGAACTCGCGGACAAGATCAAGACCTTCGTGGTCGCGCACCGTGCGGAGATCGCGGCCTGGGCGAAGCGCTTCGCGGCGGGCCTTCCCGAACGGCTCGAGAAGCTCGGGAAGCTCTTCGAGGACCTCGTGCGCGGCCTCACGCCCCTCGTCAAGATCCTGGGTGACCTGGTCGAGTGGCTCGGTCCGACCGAGACATTGCTGCTCGCTGTGGGTGCCGCGGTCGCGTTCACGGTCCTGCCCGCAGTCGCGAGCCTGATCGCCTCGTTCTACACGCTCTCGGCCGCGATCGTGGGCACCCCCTTCGGGTGGGTGCTGCTCGCGGCCGCGGCCATCACGTTGGCGCTCGCGGCCGTCGTGGCGGAGGTGATCTACCTCTACGCGCACTGGAAGGAGGTGACGACCTACCTCTCGATCGCCTGGGACGTCGCCGTCCTGCAGCTCAAGTCCGCGGGCGCCGCGATCTACGACGCAGTCATCGATCCCTTCGTGCGCGCCTTCGCCTGGATCAAGGCGCAGTTCGCGGCCGTCTCGGACGCGATGCCCCAGTGGCTGAAGGACGCTATCGGGTTCACCGCGCGCGTGGCGCTCGCGCCCGTCCTGGCCCCGATCCAGCTCGGGAACGCGGCAGTGGGCGCCGTGGAGCAGCACTTCAGCGGGCAGTCGAGCGTCAAGGTCGAGTTCGCGAACGCGCCCCAGGGTATGCGCGTCACCGAGGCGCGCAGCGACGGCCCCGATCTCGACCTCTCCCTCGGGTACTCGATGCTCGGGAACTGACCCCAATGGACTGGCGAGACCGGCTCCGCGACGCGACCTTCAGGGAGGTGCCCTTCCACGTCGAGGCGACGGACCGCGACGGCGGGAACCAGCGCACGGTCGAGCACGAGTACCCCGCGCGCGACCTGCCCTACGTCGAGGAGCTGGGGACCTCCGCGCGGCGGCACACGATCGAGGCCTTCCTGTTGGGCCCCGACTACATGCAGCAGCGAGACCGGCTGCTCGATGCGCTCGCGCGACCGGGCCAGGGGAAGCTCGTCCACCCCTACTTCGGGACCCTCAGCGTCAAGATCAGCGGCGCGATGCGCGTCCGCCACAGCACCCGGGACGGGGGCATGGTGCAGGTGGGTTTCACCGCGGTCGAGGACGAGCTCCCGCTCTTCCCCGAGACCTTCGTCAACCCCGCTGCGCAGACCGCGCGCGCCGCGGAGGCGTCGACCATCGCTGCAGCCGGGTCCTTCAACGCCACCGCCCAGGTCGAACACGTGCCCGGGTGGGTGAGCCAGAACCTCGCGGACGAGGTCGATGCCGTGCGCCAGCGGTTGCTCGCGATCGACCTCTCGGGCGGCGTGATCGCGGAGGTCGCGGAGTTCACGCGCCTGGCGAACACGCTCGGCGACCTGCTCGTCGACGTCGTGCGCCTCGGCGGGTTCCCCGACAAGCTGCGGGAGTGCCTCGCGCACCTCGAGGCAGCCTACACGAGCCACGCCGCGGCGATCCGCGCCTACCTGGACCTCGACATGCACAGGGCCGTCCAGACGCACTACGGTTCGAGCGTGGGGCTGCAGGCGGACTTGAACCGCATGGCGGTCGAGCGCCTCCTGCGCGAGCAGGCGGTCGCGGCCGCCGTGCGCCTCGCCGCGCTCGTCGCCTGGGCCAGCCACGAGGAGGCCCTCGCCGCGCGCGACGAGATCGCGGCCAGGATCGACGACCTGATGCAGGGCGCCGGCGACGACACGTTCCCGGCGCTCGAGGACCTCTCCGCGCAGCTCACGGGCGCGGTCCCCGCCCCGGACCAGACCCTGCCCCACATCGAGCGGGTCGTCCCGGCCGCGACGACCTCGACCCTGCTGCTCGCCTACCGGCTCTACGGCGACGTCGCGCGCGAGGCCGAGCTCGTCGCCCGCAACGACCCGCCCTACCCGGGGTTCCTGCCTGGGGGCGAGGCCCTCGAGGTCCTGGTCGACGTCGCCTGAGCGCGCGCCATGGAGGAGCTGACCTTCCGGGCGAACGACCAGACCTTCGACGGGTGGGAGGGCGTCGAGGTCGTGCGATCGATCGAGGCGCTGTGCGGGGCGTTCAAGCTCGACGTCTCGGCCAAGACCCCGCGCGGGCGCTTCCCGGTGGCCGAGGGCTCCCGCTGCGAGCTCTACGTCGGGAAGGACCTCTACCTCTCGGGCTACGTGGACGCGATCGAGGCGCGCCTCTCGGCCACCGAACACGCGGTCAGCGTCGCCGGCCGCGACCTCGCCGAGGACCTCGTCGACTGCTCCCCGGTCGTGACGGAGTCCGAGTACTACGGCCTGGGGCTGCTCGAGCTCGCGCGCCGCCTGGCGGACCCATTCAATGTGGAGGTGCGCCTGCAGCAGGAGCCCGCCGCGCTGCTCGGCCCGCTCGAGGAGCTGCTGCGCCAGGGGTGGGAGGGCCCGCCCTTCTGGCGCTTCGCGCTCCAGCCGGGCGAGACCGCGCACGACGCGCTCGCGCGCGCGTGCCAGCAGCGGGGTTTCATGTGCGTGTCCGACGCCCGCGGGGTCGTCCTGATCACCCGCGCCGGCGCCACGCGCGCGGCGACCACGATCCGCGAGGGCGGGCAGTTGAAGAGCGCGCGCCTGGGCATCGACCGCTCCGGGCGGTTCTCGCGCTACTTCGCCTTCGGCCAGCGCCCGGGGTCGGACCTCGCCTACGGCGCCGACGCAGCGCAGATCCAGGGCGACGCGCAGGACCCCGTGCCGCGCTCGACGCGCACGCTGGTCCTGAACGTCGAGGCGAACGTGGACAACGCCACCGCGCAGGCGATCGCGGTCTGGAACGCCAACGTGCGCGCCGCGCGGTCGCGCAACCTCGCGGTCGTCGTGAACGGGTGGCGCGAGCAGTGGACGAAGGGGGCCGTCTGGGCCCCGAACGTCCTGGTGCCGGTCGAGATCCCGACGCTGGGAGTGTCGGGCGACTGGCTCGTCGCTGGCGTGCGGCTCGTGCTCTCGAAGGACGAGGGGCAGGTCACAGAGCTGGGCCTCGTGCCCCCCGACTCGTACCTACCCGAACCGCCTCGGCCCGAGCTCGACAGCGAGTTCGTCGACGGCGTGGACGAGGATGGAGACGCCCCGTGAACCTGCGCGACCTCGAGAAGGTCCTCGGGCCCCTGCGCCGGCGCGTCCAGCTCCTGGTCTCGCGCGGGGTGCTGCACCTCTCCTACGAGGACAAGGGGATGCGCCTGCTGAACGTGACGCTGCTCGCGAACGAGCCGCGCGACGGGGTCGAACACCTGGAGCAGTACGGGTTCACGAGTCGCGGGCTGCCGGACGCCGAGGTCTTCGCGTTGGCCCACGGAGGCGACCGCGCGCACTGCCTCGTCTTCTGCGTGGCGGACCGCCGGTACCGCTTGCAGTCCCTCCAGCTCGGCGAGGTGGCGATCTACGACGACGAGGGCACCTCGATCGTGCTGCGCCGCGGCGGGCGCGTCGAGGTGCACGCGCCGGGAGGCGTCGACCTGCAGGGGGACCTGCGCGTCGAGGGGTCCGTGGTCGCGACCGGGGACGTGTCGGACGCGCGCGGCAGCGTGCAGGCCTTCCGAGACGTCTACGACCAGCACACGCACCCGGAGACCGGCAGCCAGACCGGGCCGCCCGTGCCTCAGAGCGACGGCGGCGGTAACCTCACCGCGAGCGGCGAGACGGCGTACCCGCCCGAGCTCGGCTTCAGCAAGTGAGCAAGACCTACACCCCGAAGCGCATGGGCGTCGGCCTCCTCGGGTCGAGCCCCGGGGTGATCTTCCTCTGCCCGCCAGGCAAGTCCGCGTTCGTGCACTTCGCCAACTTCGTCAACGTGTCGGACCCCACGAGCTCGCAGACCGTCGTCGTCTACCACCGGCGCACGGAGAGCCTCGAGATCGGGCGGTCCGTCCTGGCGGCCGCCGGCTGGCGCTTCGAGCTGCTCTCGAGCGTGCTGCAGCTCGAGGCCGGCGACCAGATCCTGGCGAAGTGCAGCGACGACGGCGCGGTCGACTTCGTGGTGACCGGCGTCCTCGAGGGCGACGCGCCGGAGGGCACGCCGTGAGCCAGACCTACGACGACCAGGGACGGAACGTCTTCGTGGGCGAGCCAGGCGCGCCGGGCGATGACGGAGCGCCGGGGCCCCCGCTCGCGGACGGCGACTACGGGGACCTGATCATCTCCGGTTCCGGGACCGCCGCGAACCTCGACCCGGACGTCGCCACCGCTGCAGGGCGCGCGGTCATGGGGGCCGCGGACGCGGCAGCTCAGCGCACTGCCCTTGGACTCGGCAGCGCCGCGCTCAGCGCGACGGGCGACTTCGACGCTGCCGGCGCCGCGGCCGCGGCCCAGGCTGCAGCCGAGGCCGCGAGCCTCCCCCTGCACGCGACCGCGGACGACTCGGGCAAGTTGGGCGGCGTCACGCCGAGCTCCTTCGTGCTGACGGTGATCGACGACGCTGCAGCGTCGGACGTCCGCACGACGCTCGGCCTCGGGACCGCTGCGACGCACGCGCACGGCGACTACGACCTCGCCGGCGCCGCGGCCGC